CGTTGTTTCTCTTTGAGAAGCTCTAAGACTTTACCTCTGTCCAACTATTTTACTTCCTTTGGAAACTTTACCACGTTGTCTTTTACCAGCTTCTGTATCTGCTTGTCTATCTCTTCGTCTGTAAGCTCTATGACATCTTTCAAAGTGGTTTCTTGCTTCTGTACAGCATCGTATCCTGCTCTGCTGAGGATGTCCCTAGCTGCGTTTAGTCTCACTGTGTCCGACTCTGAACCAAGTAGTTCTTCTAGTACCCCTAGAGCAGTGGTAGCTGTTTCAGATACCTTCTCCTTGATCCTAGCTTCTATGTGTGTCCAAAGGTATCTTTGTGTTCTGTTTGCACGGTGTTTAAATACACCCTTGTTCTTCCCCGTGTACCCAGCTTTCTCGTAGGCTAAGACAACATCCATCTTGTCATCTACGAGGTATTGTACAAATTGTTGCTCACGTTTGGTAAGCTTTTTATCTATTGTCTTTGGATTCTTGTAGTCTTCGAAACGCATGGGGTACTCCTATGTTAACTAAATTATATCATAGTGTAGCACTAAAGTCAATAGCGTATTTTAAAATACCCCAAAAAATGTGGACAGACAACAATTAACATTATGCTACACCACGGGGGGGTCTGCTGTTACATATATATCACACATTGTACCAGTTTGTGTCCAGATTGCAACAATGTGTTGCATTTATGGTACACATAGGCCCGTGTTTCATGTGTAACAGTATTGGTAAGCTATTGATTACAATGTGTTTACATTGTGGTACAGTGTGGTTTAAAAAATCTAGGTGTTAGCATGTGTGTTCAATAGATATACATTTGATTGATATATTTAATTTATTAATGGTATTATTTACAATATACGCTGTACGCTGTTTTAAGCTTGTTACAATCGTTTTATTAGTTGGCTAGTATGTTAGTATATAAATGTATTAAACACGTGCTAAGAAGTTCTTAAAACGCTAATATTGATATAAACTGTATCAAAAGAGCAGCGCATTGTATGAGACAAAAAAAAACCCAACGCTGTTACACATCGGGTTTTAATTTGAGTTTGTTTAATTGTTAGGACATTAGTCTTTCGTGATAGTTAACTAGATAACCTCCCATGCCTATCATTGCAGAAAACAAAGGCTTTCCATCGATCATCCAAGGCTTGCCTTTGTACATGATTTTATAAATACCGTTTGGTTTCTCGATGACATATCCGGCTTTACGCAATTCTTTAATAGTTTCTTGAGTTTCTTTTTTAGTCCACATATGTACTGACATTAGTATTCTCCTTTAGGTTTGTTTAATCTCGACTGAATCAAAAACGGTATTTTTTTCTTTTGCTACTTCTTTAAACCTAGAAATACTGTTTTGTTCATGCATATCAAGACTATGTTGATTCTCGAAAATATGAATTTCTAGTATTTTATTATCAATATCATAAGCAATTACTTTAATCATTTTATATTCCCTTTATTTTTAAAGTTTCTGCATCAGTAGTGTACTATTTTTTTTAAAAGAATGTCAAACAAAAAGATGCAAGGTGCTAAATTAATAACACCTTGCCAAGTTTGGGAGAATAAACTCTAATGTTTTTTGTATGATACATTCTTAACAGTAGTATCCCAACAAGCGCGACAAGTACCACAATTATTTTCACGGGTATAAGCTTTACATTCTTTGCCTATTGGTTCGTGGTCTTTTGTGTGTACGGTACTCGTACAAATGTTATCAAAAGAAAAACTTTTATTATAAAATCCGTAATCACTTTGAAAATTACGTAAATAATTAGGTTTACCGTTTACTTTTGTACCAGAAATACGAACGCATAAATTTTTAGGTATTGCATAAACATTTATATATTTACGCTCTTGTGTTGGCAACCAATGCTTTATATTCGGTGTACGCTCACAAACAAGACAAATTGCTTTGAACATTTGTTCACTTTGTAAGTCACCAGCGTCAAACCAGCGATGATAATAAACATTAGTCTTTTTAGCTTGTCTCTCAATTTGAAATACCATTGCAGAAACCCACGTAAACAATTTGTCTTCTGACAATGCCTTGTTGTACTTTGCTAGGTTTAACTTGTAACCCATGTCAACCGATGGACGAAGCTTTTGCAATTTGCGTGCATAGCAACTGTTGCAACTTGTGCCTTTTATCTTAGCCAATTTAGAACCCGTTTGACACGCAAACGCATCAATTGAAAATGTGGTTCCGGGCATCTTAGTATTACCGTTTGAGATTTTACCGAACTCTATTGCGTCTTTTACTAGCATCTTATTCCCCTAACCATTGATTAAAACTTTTAATTTGTTTTGTTTGTACATCAAACCCAACACATGAAACATAAGTTGCATATCGATCTTTTAACAATGTCGGTGCATCTTTATTAGTACTATGTTGAAAGTTTATATATCTACGCATTTCTGCATTAGTTTTAAAAATTAAATCCATTATATTCTCCTTTGTTTTATTAATTTATACACATAATATATAGATAAATAAAACAATGTCAAATAAAAAATACAAAGTGGTAAAATTAATTACCACTTTGCCCTTTTTACTAGACGTTGAAAAAATATCTCGGAGTAGTAAAACCGTCCGATAACTTTCTGGTTTTGCTAATGGTTTTTTGTACATACATGGTATAATAACCGATACTAAATTTATTGAAAGTTTTTAAAGACTTTACTTGTAACCATTTATTTTTGGTTACGTGGTTTCTAACAATACCAGCAATAAGAACTTTATTCTTGCTATTCTTTACGGTAAAACGAAACCCGATAGTTCCGTCACTAAGTTCTAATGTTTCTATTCTCATTGTTTTTCTCCATTACTTTGTTTAAGACAAGATCAACATAGCACACTTAAAACACATGGTCAACTACTTTTTTTATTTTTATTTACTTGACATAATAAATAGTTCTTCTATAGTGTACACTTAAAACAAATGAGGTTAAAAATGAAAAGCTTTTACGACTATATAATATTTGCCATATTCTTGGCAACTATGTTATTTCTTTTGTCACTACCAACAATAAACTTGATATGACAAAAAAAGAACTTTTAAAACACTTGGAACAATTAGGCTATACTAATTATTTCATCAGCAACGAAGGCAATGGTGCCATAAATGTTCAATTTCACATTGAAGAACCACTTAGCTACATAGATTTTTGTGATATGATAGAACGTAAATACGATATGTTACCATATTGGTTTAAATCCACTTCTGAGAGACAAAAAAGATATGATCTGTACATCGGAGGTTTTTCTTATGATTGATAACGATACAATAATTTTAATTGAACTATTAATACAAAAGGGTGCAAGACGTGAAGACATTGAACACTTGGTTGATCTTGCTATATATAACCAACGTGAGCCAATGTATCTTGTAAACGAGGCAATCGAGGAATATAGTCAGAATTATTTTGAAAATATTCCAACAGTTTTACATTAGCACTTGACAATACTTTTGTCTTATGCTATTTTATACACTTAGTACACTTATTACACATAGTACTACAATAGAGGTTTCTTTACATAGTGTACTAAGTGTAGCAACAAATAGGAGTTAAAATGTTAGCAATATTAATTTTCTTAACAATGGCAACAGCCACACAATCAGACTACTTGAACCAAATAGAAGAAGATTACAATAATGGTGCTGAGTGGCATTACATAGAAGGTGGTCAATCACCAGACCCAGAAGCTAAACAAATCTTTGTAGAAGACAAAGTGTACTGGAAGTTAAAATGAACATCTTTTACCTAGACAAAAGCTTCACCAAATCAGCGGAGTATCATTGCGACAAGCACGTTGTCAAGATGATCTTAGAGACTGCCCAACTGTTATCCACTGCACACCGTGTACTAGATGGTGACGCTAAGGCAGACATAGTAGGATTGTACAAGTGTACACACAAGAACCATCCTTCTGCTGTCTGGGTACGTTCTAACCAAGGTGCTTATCAGTGGACATTCATGCTTTTTGAGAGACTTTGTAAAGAGTATACAAGAAGGTACGACAAGGTACACAAATCTTCCAGACTGTTACCCTTTTTACTTAGCTATCCAGAGAACATAGAGTTTTCTGCATGGGACGCTGAATTAATCCCACCACCCCAGTGTATGCCAGAAGAGTACAAACACGAAGATACTGTCACAGCATATCGTAACTACTACATGGGTGCTAAGAACAGTTTTGCTAAGTGGGCGCACTCTGCTACACCGGATTGGTGGCAAGTTGAGGCAGTCGGGTAATGAACTGTTGGCACTGTAACACTGAGTTAATTTGGGGTGGTGACCAAGATATAGATGATGAGTTTTATGCCATGGTTACTAACTTGACTTGTCCTAAATGTGAGAGTATAGTAGATGTCTATTATCCAAAGGAGAAAGAAGATGAAAACATATAATGTAAAGACGTATAGGTCTGTTCTGTTTGAATTAAATCATTGTGTTAAAGCTGAAGATCAGGCATCAGCAATGGATCAATGTATCAACTGGTTTGAAGATGACAGGGAAATAATGGATCATGTCCCAGATTGGATTGACCCAGTAGAAGAGCCAAGATCAGTAGAGATTGTTTATGTAGAGGAGGAAGAAGATGCCTGAAGAATTTGAACATGAGTTAATTGGTGTACTACAAGAACACTATGGTAAAAACTTTGACTATAATTGGGACAGTGAAGAAGATGGATTTTATATCCGACTTAGAGTATGGAAGGAGGAAGCTGATGAGTAATATACCCTTGATACACAAGCAACGCTTGCTACAAAAGATTTACAGGAATGTACAACTTGACAAAAGAGTCTTGACATATGAAAAGAAACCTGTTATACCACATAAAATTGATATAAAGGTATAATTATGCGCTGTATTATTTGTGATGTTAGGTTAGAATTATCCAGAAAGTTAGACATATGCCCAGAGTGCTCTGATGCAGTCAAGCAAGCACTGGAGAGCGATCTGGAGACAACTTGGAACACTTTGTATAAGGAACCAGAAGATGAGTAGTTTAATTGTAATGATACTTAGATTAATCAATAACTTGGAGAAACGCCTACCATGAACAGAGAAGAAGTTTTAATGACTGCTCTGGATTGTATCACAAACGACAGAGCTAACCAGTATGGTAAAGCAGAAGACAACTTTGGTAATATATCTAAATTGTGGTCTGCTTATCTCAGAATAGACATCAATAAGCTAGAAGTGGCAATGTTGATGACGTTGGTAAAAGTAGCCAGAACAATCAGTAGTCCAAAACATGAAGATAATTATGTTGACATTTGTGGTTATTCTGCTATAGCTAATGAACTAGCAAAGGAGAAGAAAGATGGTTGATGACTTAGAAATTTTAATTGACTCAGTTTGGTTCAATGAAGTAGACAAACGTAAAAAGGTAAAGTACCAAGAACAACGTGACAGAATAGGATCAGTTAAAATTGATTACTGCACAAGTTTTAAGTCTTTACAAAAGCTCACCACTGTGATAGAAGAAGAATTATTTGAGCATGAAGCAGTGGAGTTAACTGTCACTTACAAAAGTAGGTCTTACTAATGGAAGAGAAAGCTATCAAAGATCACCAACCTTGCCCAGATTGTGAGTCTAGTGATGCCTTAGCTATCTATTCTGATCACACGTATTGTTTTAGTTGTTTTGAGAGGAAGTGGACTGTGGAAGCAGAAGTTATACCAATGGAACCCAAGGTTAAAAAACCTAGTCTTAAATGGTCAGACCGTA